TCAAGTGACGACGCCCTGTAACTGACGGTCTCCGTGGGAGATTTATCCGAGAGTAGGGTTTGTTTTGAATCTTCCTTTCGCAATGTGTCTCCCTTTCACGCATCAGGGAGTCAAGTATGTAATTCCCAAAAAAAGAGGGGGCGCTTCCCCGACGCGCCCCCGGAGGAAACTTTAAACGCCCGGAGCCGCCAGATATGAAGCGACGGAGTTGATCACCCCGATCGAGATAGGAGGGACTCCAGCCGCCTGGTAGTTGGTGGTTTCGTCGTTCTCCACCTGCCAGACGACCATGTCGCCGTCAAGGCCCAGCTTCGTCGTCTTCAGGTGCATCTGGGGTACGGAAATCGTCAACTGCGCATCCGCCCCGGAATTGACGCCCAGCTCGTAATCGCACGCCGTGTCGTTAGCAAAGCGCGTGTAGACATCGTCGGTGTCCTTGGCCGCGAAGGTTGTCGCCAGCGAGAACTTGGGATTTCCCTTGCGGACAAATATCCCGTAGAGGCCGCCACCCGGCGCGCGGTGAGCAACAAGCTGATTCTCCAGCTTCAGCGTCGTGCTCATGTGGCGCCCGACCAGGGACGCCAGAGCGCCAACGGGCCCGAAGGTCAACACGGCGTCCGACCCCAAAAGATAAGTCTCCGCTGGCGCGACAGGCAATGTGCCGGTCATCGATCCGAGGATCTGAATGCCGGTGCCAGTCATGCCGATCTCGATCATGATGGCGCCAAGCTCGTTGATGGTGAGGGTGAGATCGCCGACGCACATGTCCGGGCACTTGTAATGCACGTCCTCGGTGTCTTCCATATAGATCGTCGTCGGCACTGCCGTGCGCGTCGATTCATCGAAGGTGAAGGAATGCGCGTAAGGCGCGGCAACTCCGACCACCGTGTCGGTTCCCATCAGAAACGCCAAGGCATAACCAGCCAGCCAAGGAGAGAGTTCAGCCTTGAAGGCGCTCAAAGCTGTGTCGTAGCTGGTGATTTGTCCGTTGGTGGCGAAAGCGGTGCCTTTGCCGGCATACGCAATATCGGTACGCCGCGTGATCTTGCGTTCGAGCACAGCCGCGCCGTCGAAGCGCTGGCGTTGAGTGAGCGCGGCGTCGGCCAGGGCGGTATTCCAGGCCGCCTGCGAGTTCACGCTAAGCATCAGGTTTCGGGCTGTTTTCCATTGCGAAAGAAAGTTGTATGGACCGGGCATTACTTCACCTCGACTTGAGATTCAGCGGCCTTCACGGCCGTAGGCTGTGGCGCATCGGTGTGGCTTGCAGCGGGAGAGATGAAACGTCCCGGCGCGGGAGTGGGCTTCTGGGGAGCCGCTGGATCCGCGACCGGAGCCAGGGCCAGAATTTGAGATCCCTGATAGGTTTTAAGAGAGAGTGTGCGCCGCCACTCGCTGCTGAGCACCTTCACCGGCTGCCCAGGCGTGAAACAGTAGTTAAAGTGCGCGTTGCTGATGCGCACTGAGGTGCTTTCTGAAAGGGCGATACCCGCCGGAGACAACTGCACTTGAACAAAGTCAGAAGGGTTCATACTGTTCCTCCGTTAGGGCCGTCGAATTGCGCGATCCCGCTGATAAGCACGGTGATGGCGAAGAGCTGATCTACCGGACCGCCATCGTCGGGAATCACAAGAGAAACGCGCTTGATCTCCAGAGGCATCGACCTGGTGCCATCGGCTAGAGCCAGGCGCGCGCCGGCGAGCTGATTGAGCGCAACCGCGACCAGGCCCAGAATTTGCAGGCGTTCGTCGGCTTTAGAGCGGAGGCTGGATTCAAAGCAGAGCACGTCGAAGAGCAGCCCCGCTTGGTAGGTAAGCCGCTGGTTATCGCGCAGGTTGCTGTAATCGGAATCGCTGAGCTGGATGCGCAGCGACGGCGGCTTGAGCGTGAGCTGGCCCTGGGCGTTGAAATCCTTGCTGTTGACCGAATTCACATCGACCGACACGGGAGCATCGACGGTGCCATAAGCCGCGGGCATCGCGCTCTTGAGCAGCGCGATCAGAGCAGCCTCGACGTAATCGATGCGAAATTGCGAGGGAGCGCCCATCACTGGCCTCCCAGGCCGGCAGCGGACCGCGCCCGCCGGATGTAACCGTTGACCAGGCTCTGGATGCGCTGAGGATCTTCGGGACGAAAGACCAGGTAGGGCCGCGCGGGGATGTTCTGGTGGCGTGTATGGCCGGGGACGTGGATCTTCACCTGGTTGCGCGGGCCACGGATATTCAGCGAGCGATTGCCGAGTTTGCCTTTGCCGAGCGCCGCGGAGAGCCGCGCGTAGCTGTGCTCTTTCACGTTGACCGTGGCGGCATCTTGTTTTGAAGTGCGCGGGCCGATGCCAACCGAGCCGCGATCGCGCGAGCCGAACTGATGCACGGCCGCATATTTCACGTTCGTTGAGAGAATCACCTGGTCCGGAGAAGTCTGCGCGATCCCTATCGAGTTCAAAAGCGTTCCTGTCATGATGAGCAGCTTGTGACCGGAGCCGTATCTTTTAGGGTCGCTTTTGATGGTCGAAGGCGCCAGGGGCATCCAGGAATTGGCCGGAGAACCCTGCTCGCGGAAGGTGCGCCGGATGCTCACCAGCATAGACATGCCGATCTGCTGCATCAGCTCACCCTTCGCTTGGAGCGAGAGGCGGAACTTACCCAACGCGACTTTCACGTTGGCATCATCGACCTGGATGACTTCCGCGCTCATACGAAACCTTCGATGTTCTTGTCGCTAAAGTGGAGATGGTGATCTTTCTTTGAGATCGTCGGACCCCCCAGCGAAACCTGCGGCTGGAGAGCCGTGGAGGGTTGATCGAGCGAAGCCTTGGCCGCGGCAATGTCCTTGAGAAAGCTGATCGCCTGGTCAAAGCGCTGCTGCACCGTCTCGCCGATCGTGGTCTCGCGCCGCCTGGAAAAAAGCAGATAGACCGCAATGTCCAGGGTCAGCGCCTTCACATCGTCCGACTGCTGCAGCGGAGTGACATAGCGCATCCGGCAGTAGCTCTCTACGCGACCTGAAGCCTCTTCGAGCGCCGCCGTGACCGTCGTGGTGTTGATTTCACCAGTGTTGTCATCGTCGGTCAGCTCAGTCAGGTCCTTCGTCGTCATGCGAAGAGGGATCAGATCGGCTTGGGTCGCGTAGGCCATGCAGCTCCGGAGTTACTTGCCTTCTGTATCCGCCTCGACGACTCCGCGAGCCAGCAGCGTTGCGGCCTCGGTTTCGGTGAGACGAACGATAGATCCCACGGTCACGATGCGGTGGCCAAACAGCACGCTGGCCAGCACCTTATAAGGTTTCGTTGCCTTGGGCTTGGCCGCTTCAGGCTTCGCCGCGTTGGACTTGTTTTCCGGCTCGTGCTTCGCCACTTTGTTCTCCTCTTGATTTGCGTTGGCCGCGGCCATTGAAGACCGCGGCCGATGCGATTCCTGGGGGCGGCTCAGGCTCCGGTTTTGGTTTCGGTTTTGGTTTGGGTGTCCGTCTTGACCTTGGCTTCGTGAGACTTCCCAACATCGTACGGCGCGGGCTTGGCCGCGTTGGGCGCTTCCGGGTTCGGCTTCTCGACGTCCCGCGTCGATGTGTCGTGAGTCTCTGTGGTCTTCGTGTCCGTCGTAGGCTTCGCGTCGGCGTGGACTTCCGTTGTCTGCTCGGTGTGAGAGCTGTCTGTCATCGTTGACCCTCCTTCGGGGCGTTTTCCGGGCGCGGATTAAAGACCGCGGCCGGGATCGTTCGTTCACCTCAACGGGGAGGAGTTTCCTCCTCCCCGTTGATATGGTTTAGCCCTCGATGTCGCCGGGGATCGTGCCCATGGTGGGAGCGATGCTCAGCGCGTTGAGAATGGGGATACCCGTCTCCTGCGCGGTGGCGCGCAGGTCGTAGTACCAATCCACGCTCTGCCAATACTTCTTCTTGGCCAGGTGCGGATCGATCCATTCGAGAACGCCGTAACCGTCCACGGTCGAGGGAGGCGCGGCAATCGTAGCGCCGTTGCCGTCCGTTCCACCGGTCCAGACGAAAGTCTTGGCGCAGGAAACATCGTCTTGCGTGGGCGCGGCTTGCGCGTAGCCCAGGAAGGCGTTGCTGCCCCACACCCACGAGGCAACGTTCTGCCGGTTGAGCAGGATGGCGCTGCCCTGGATGCACTTCACGCGGAAGACCGACGAGAGCTGATCCAGGGAGATCGAGCCGGCCACGGTGTACTTGAAGCGGTTGATGATGTCCGGATGGTTCTGCAGCGCGACCACAACTGGATCGCTGAGCAGTAGGCTCATGTCCGCATCCTGGATGCCAGCCTGGCGCAGAATTGCCTTGAGCGCCTCGACCTGCACGATAGGATGCGAGCCATCAGTGCCCACATCGGGGACCGACGGGTACTTGTCCCATTGGTTGTTGGTCCCGGCGCTGAGGTCGGTGTAGTTGGGGAAGTTGGTCTCGCTCAGCAGCAGCCTGGCAATCGCGACTTCGCGGTCGAGATTGATTTGCTTGATGAGCTGCTGGGTGAGCTGCTTACGCGTGGAGAAGCCCAGGCCGAGGCCGTAGCTCTCACTCTCGAAGGGCACATCGCCCTGGAGCGCGTGGCTCTGCGCCATGTACGGCGCGGTCGAATAGCTGCGCCGCACAGATTGCGGCTCGTCGCCTGGGGCGCGGAGCGTGGTACCCGGCAGCTTGAAGTCGTCGCGATTCCACACGACGTACTGGAAAGACTGCCGCGCCACAG